TTTGCATAAAATTTTCTGCTCACCCAAATCAGTGGGTGTCATAGGGGGGGTGTCCAAAAATCCAGACCCCCTCCCCCCCTCCTGATCGACCGGCCGGGCCTCGACCTCGACCGGCTCGACGGCCGCACCCTCGGCCATGTGGCCCCTCAAAGTGGCCCCCGCTTCGGCGTTCAATAGGTGAATGGCCCCTGAACCAGTTGATCCTATATCAACAACACCCTCGACGCCCACCGATCCGGCACCCGGCAGCCTCAGCGCATCCGGCCCCTTTTGTCCCGACCCGCTCCCGTGTGGACCGGTTACCGGCAAAACCTCGCCTTCGAGGATTGGCAACGAAGCCAGCATCTCAGAGAGTTTGTCCTGGTTGACCTCTACCTTTTCCACCCGGCTTGTCGCCTCACCGCTGAGGAGCTGCATCTTGTCCACCATCACCGCAGCGACGATGGCCGCGTCCTTGGCGTTCTGGATACAAGGCACCAGCTCAATGGCCCTCTCGACCGAAAGCCGGGCAGCCCGCCGAACATCCCTGAGCAAATCCTTTTTATCTTGCTCTATAGAAAACCCTTCACGGTCTCTCACGGCGCAAACCGTGTTTCGACTCACCCCAAGGGCCCGAGACTGGGCGGAAATACTCAACCCCTCGGCGCTCATTCGGATAATCGCCTGGTAAGCATCCGGCCGGCGGGCAAGCAGGCGCTCGCCGGTGAACTCCCCGACGCCTTCCAGCTTCTCGGCACTCAATTCCTCAAAATTAAAAAGAAAAGGCGCGGCAGACTCGGCGGCCTTCATGGATTGCAAGGGGGTGGATTCCATAAAAAACAAAAACGGCGGCGGTCAGGCGGCGACGCCCGGCCGCGTGGCTCGATGAGTCGGCGCAGGCCCGAGGCGGTGAGTTTCCAAGTATTGCAGGATTGCGGACTCGGGAATCAGTAGCCGGTGCCCAAAAGAAACCGCCCCGATCCGGCCCTCAGTCACAAAACGATGAATTGTGCAGTGAGCTACGCCAAGTTTTGCGGCCAACTGGCGGCAGGAATAGTGTTGCTCGATCATTCCCCGATCCTCCAAGCTAGGATTGCCAAAAAAGCCGCAGGCCCGAGGGCACAAAGCGCCTCCCAGGTCCAGGAAATCCAATGAATCGCATCCGGGGTGTTCATTTGTCCACCTCCACCGAAAACGGCCTAAGTCCGAAAATTTCAAAAAAACGGCGGCGAGCTGCCTCCCGGCTCGCCGCCCTCACATAGTCGCCAAACGGACCCCGCAGCGGATCCATCGCCCGGCACAAAAAAAGGCGGCTCATATCTGGCCCTCCTGATTCCCGACAACATCAGACTTTGTCTGACCTCCAGGACGCAAAAAACGAAGCAATGCTTCGCGCACCACGTCAGAGTTGCTGCACAACCGCCGCCGGGCCTCATCGACCAGCAGCCCGCCAAGCGGCTCAGGAAGCCGCGCAGAGAGTTTCATTTCTTTACTTGATGTTTTCATCATCGCCGACCTTGTCCGACATTGTCGGAGTTGTCAAGTGGGGAATAATACTTATTTGCAAACTGTCTGTTCATGTCCGACAGTGTCAGTGTGAAATTGAATAAAACTAAAAAAATCGACGTTCGATTAGATCAAGACCTTTTCGATTTGGTTGACAACTACGCGCAAGCTTCTCGGCTTAGTCGCGGCCAAGTCGTAGAAAGAGCATTGTTGCAGTTATTCGGGCGGCCCGTGGCAGATGATCCCCTTACCCAGGGAAACGACACAACCCCAGAGCGTGCTGGTGTCAAGACCCTGAAAGCGTCCAAGAGTTTAGATTCTATGTCCTCAATAGCTACGAAGAAAAACTTCCCCCAGGCTGGATAGGACAAATTCACGACCTTTCCAGCCACCAGCCACCAGCCACCAGCCACCAGCCACCAGCCACCAGCCACCAGCCACCAGCCACCAGCCACCATGAAACCGCTCCTCGCCCTCCTCGCCCTCCTCCTTGCCGGATGCGCCAGCCCTGAGCCCGAGACCTACGCGCCCCGAGCCCTGCCCGTGGCGCAGCCGGTCGAGATCCTCATTGAAACTCACCCAGCCGGCGGCGTCGTCGATTGGAATGGCAATGTCCTGGGCGCTGCCCCAGTCACCCTAAAAATCCGGCCCGACCTCAACAACTACGGCCGCCCGATCTGGCCAAACACCGGCGCAGCAGCCCACATTTTCCGCGCCCGCTGGCGCAACGGAGACCGCGCCTCAGAGCTATTCATGCCCGACGAAATGCCCCCTCAAAGGATCGCAATTATTTCCCCGATTCAAGAAATTTACTGGGGCTACGAAAAGAAAAAACCGCTGGCTAAATTTCCATAGCCACCCGCAGAGCCCCATTTTATCAGCCTCCGCGAGTGTCAAGCACTTTCTGAAAAAATATTTTCAAAAAAAATAAAAATAATTCTTGCACCCCTTTTGAATCTTTATAGATTCAATCCCCAGCGAGCCACCACAGGCCCGCCACGGTCCAGCGAATCTGGAAAATAAAAACCTCGGTCCGGCGAATCCGGAAACGAAAAAATGAAAACAAAAAACATCCTCGCGGCAGCACTCGCCACCGCCTCATGCCTCAGCCTCGCCCTCGGCGCGGCTTTCACCCTCACCCACGGCCCCGCCGCATTTCTTACCGGCATCGCGGCATTCGTCGCCCTAGCAATCACCGCCAGCATTATTGACCCCACCATCTAAGGACCAACCATGCAAATTAACAGCACACTGGAAACCGTTGTTTGCGTTACATGCAACGACGGCACAACCTGGACAACTAAAATCAACGGCACGCCAGACACCGCAAACGCCTATTTTCTAAACAAGCAATTTACAGACGAATGCCCCGAAACAGGCCGCGAAACCGTGCGCCGCGTTTATCAAGTCGAAATTTTAAGCGCCGACCTATGAATAACGAACTATTCACCGAGGCCGAAATGCCCTTTAACCTGATATCAGACCCTATCGCGGCCCCCGTCAAAATCCTTTCTTCTCAGGAAGAGGAGGCCGCCCGAGCCGCCACCGTGCGCGCCGGCGGATATGAAAACACCCCGTCAATGTTTGACGGTCCCAGCTACGAGGTAAAAATAAACCGCGTCCGAGAATGCCCCGGCGCTGTATGCAGCGAAAAGGAAAACGCCCTTAAATACTGGCAGGAGTCCATCACCACAGCCGACTGGTTCAGCCCCGAGCGGGAAAACATGGTCGTTCTCATTCTCAACACAAAACTCCGAGTTACAGCCCACGCCCTCGTAAGCGTCGGCACTATTAACGAAACAATATGCCACCCCCGCGAGGTATTTAGGCCAGCCATCGCGCTAAACGCTTACGCCATTCTTGTCATGCACAACCACCCAAGCGGAGATTCAACCCCAAGCGCAGCCGATTATAAAATCACCCAAAGGCTGAAAGAAGGCGCTCACATACTCGGCATTACCCTAATAGATCACCTTGTCATCGGCGATTCAGCAGGAGGAAAATTCCCCATATTTTCATTCGCCGACGCCGGAGTAATCCAAAATTAAACCGACTATTGACACAAACCAAAAAACCAACCAAACCAACGCACAAAATGAAAATTCAAGAAATCAACGCCCTCCTTGACGCTATTAACAACCTCGAAAAAACCGATGGAATCGCTCAAATCCTTTGCGTTCCAAACAACGCAGACGGAAGCATCCACGCCGACACAACCTTGCAAGACGCCATCGACGAGGGAACGCTTTGGATTTCGCTCGACATTTACGCCTTCCGAACCTTTTCGGCAGCCGACGAACTCAAGCGAGACAACGCCAGGGACAACATCATTTCCCAAATTGAAAAAATGCCAGGCGTCGCCGAAGTCGTGCAAGACGGAACTGCCGATCATGTCGAATACGGAAACAATCCCGCTTTCCGCGTAATTCTAAAATGACCGCCGACCAACTCAACCGCGCCGCCTCCTCGATGGAGGCGGCGCTTGCCCGTCTCGACATCGAACCCGGCCACACCACGGAGGCCAAGCTGGCCGCCGACGACGCCGAAATCCTGCCCGCCCTGGTGGATGGCCAGCCGGTAATTACCCCCGAGCCTAATTCCGGCATGTCTGAAGGGCGCGAAATTTAAAACGAAACTCACCCCACCCCATAAAAACTCAACCCGCGCCGGACGATTTCCGGCACCACATCAATGGAAATCTCAAGACTCTACAACGCCCTGGCATTACTCACCGACACAGCCAAACTCGTCTTGCGCGACATAGAAAACCCCTCCAGCCTCGCCGCCAACCTCGACTTTTTAGCCCAAGCTGTAGCCAGCGCCGAGAAAATCCTGTTAAAACATCCCATCCCATTTAATCAATGACACCCGACATCGAACCACACGGCAACACCGGCAACCGCAACAACGCCCGCGACCCCGAAGGAGCCGAAAACATGACCTCCAAAATCCTTTTCTTCTGCTACCCCGAAGAAAAATCCGCCTGGGTCCGAGCCGCCAAGCCCGAAAAACTCAGCGCCTGGATCCGCCGCCAACTCAACACCGCCACCGGCCGCCCCGAACGCCCCGACCGCGAAGAATGGCGTCAAATCCGCAAGTAAAAGTGGCCCTCAAAGTGGCCCCCTTTATCCTAACCCATTATCCACCAACAAAAATCCTCCGACTCTTAATCAATTGGTTCCGGGTTCGAGTCCCGGGGGGCGCACCACTTAAAGTGGCCCCTTTTACCCTTTCAGTAGGGAAAATAATCAACTGACCTTGACTTTCGAGCGTCTAATCTGTCTATT